AGACTCAAAGAGGACAATTTACAACTGGTACTTCTGGACAGAATAATTCGGCACAATCAGCGGCCGGTGGATTACCTTATGGTTATGGTTATCAGTTTGGGGGTTCATGGAGTTACCCTTACCCAGACCTAATATTTGGTTATCACACTGGTATGAGATTTGGGGGTCACACATCTTACGGAGGCTGTAGATTCTATTCAGACCACCCTTCTCAAGGAGCGGCGGCTATGCTATTTAGTGTAGGTAATGGTGATACCCATGTAAGAGCAAACAATAATATTTATGCTTATACTTCAGATAAAAGATTAAAAGAAAACCTTAGACCTATTGAGAATGCAGTTGATAAAGTAAAAGCATTAGGTGGGTTTATATTTGATTGGCGTAAAGATATGATGGAGAAACATGATTTTACTCCTGACCAAGAGCAAGATGATGCTGGACTAATTGCTCAAGAAGTGCAAAAAGTAATGCCTGCTGCAATTAAACGAGCACCCTTTGACCACGATTTAACTAAACCCAATCAAAGTAAATCTGGAGAAGACTTTCTAACAGTACAATATGAAAAAATGGTTCCTCTTTTAGTAGAAGCAATAAAAGAACAACAAAAACAAATAGATGAACTAAAAGAAAAATTGGAGACAAAATGAAGTATTATAAAGCTACACTATTCAATCCTGGGCCACCTATAGATTTAGAAGACACTACTATCGTGTACTTAGAAGCAGAGGATTCAGGAGATTTATTAATAGTATCTTTAGACTCTCACAATAAACCAGTAAAAGAATGGGAAGAAGTAAGCAAAGATGTTTACGATGCAAACAATTAGAAAATAAATAAAATGAGAAATTTATGGCAATTATATAAAGGTGCATTAACTGATGAACAATGTGATAAAATAATCGAAGTTGGCAATGAACAAGAAAAACAAGATGCTGGAATATTTGCAAATTCAGAAGGTGATGAAAAATTTCGAAGAACTCAGATAAGCTGGATAAGAGATTCTTGGATTAGTCAATTACAAGAAAATTATTTTAGAGATGCAAATTCAAATGCTTTTGGATTTCTTGCTGATTTAATACCAGCTGCTCAATTTGGTACATATAAAGAAGGTGATTTTTATGATTGGCATTACGATGTGAATTGGGAATCAGATAGACAGTATGATAGAAAACTTTCTATAGTCATACAACTATCTAATCCAAATGATTATGAAGGGGGAGTATTTGAATTTCAACATCCATTTGAACAACCAAAAGGATTTGAAGAAAGAGGTTCAGTATTAATTTTTCCAAGTTATATAACACATAGAGTTACAAAAATTACAAAAGGAGAGCGTAAATCCCTAGTCAATTGGCTAGAAGGTCCGCGTTGGAGATAAATGGCATTACAAAGTTCAGGAGCTATTTCTTTAAGCCAAATTAAATCTGAGCTTGGAAGTTCAAGTAATTCTTTGCGAACTCTTTCCGCTGCGGCAGGAAAAAGTGCTCCAGATGCATTCAGTGAATTTTATGGATATTCAAGTTACACACCACCAGCCCTAGGTACTCATAAGATAACAGCTACTTTAGCCTATATCACATCCTGGGGAGCTGCAGCTTTTATACCGGGTACGAATACTTTTACTGTTCATGGAGGGTATCAACATCGAAACATTCATTATATTGGTATGTATGGTACTTCTACTGGAACAAATAGTGGTTCACATACTCCCAATAGTATAAGCATAAACACGATGTATGAAGATATGTGGTCTCCCCATTACTCCTATAACCACCCTCGGACTCTTTTTAATGAAATGGATTCAACATCTTCTCGTATGGCAATAACAGACACTAGTAATAATCTTCTTTGGATAGGTGATTTTAGTGGTAGCCCAATATCTGGTTTGCCAAGCTCCATCGGTACTGGTAACTACGGTTTTGTTTCTGGTCCATGCATAGACGATGATCATTATAGGTGGACCTCAGTTAGTAATTTAACGTTTAATTGGGGAACAACCTATAGATTTCACTTTGCAAGTTCATAAAAATAATAAAGGAAAAAAAACAAAATGAAAATTTTAAGTATTAATGGTCTAAGATTTTCTTGTAAGCATAAAATTGTTAAAAGAATTAGAGAACAATATACTCTTGATAGAACTGTGTACACTGATACTGATGAGTATAATAGACCGATTAATTGGAGTATTGGCACAGATGGTGATATATGTTTTGTGCATACAGCGTGTCAGCCATTTAATGAGCCAGATGAATTTAACAGACCAACAGGCGAACATCCTGAAACTCTTGTAGCAAAAGATTTAGTTTTTAATGAATCTTTTTTAGACTTTTTAACCAACGCAGATTATAAATTTTTAGTATTAGTTGGTGCAAGTTGGTGTTTAGATAATATTTTTGATTTTAAAACACAAAGCCCTGGAGAATCAACAAGTGCTTACAAAGCTATATTAAATACAAAAGATGTAGAAACCATTATATTTACCCAAACTTGGGATAATTATAAAAAGTGTGCTTTAGATACTGTAACTTCAGACCCTGTATTCGGACATAAATTGGACTTTTTACAGGATTATGAGTTTGAAGACCGTCAATTAGATAAAAATAGATATGATTGGTTTGTACCTCAAATTGATGATTCTATTCACACAGTTATTAATGAAGATGAATTATCTGAAGATGAAATATATAATCTACTGATTGCTAAATTAGTGTAAAAAAAGAAAAGTTAGGTATTAAAAAGATATAAATACACTTAAAGGAACTAAAGTATGGCAGCACCAAATAGTAAAACAACATTAATCGACTTTTGCTTAAGATCATTAGGTGCACCTGTGATCGAAATAAATGTTGATGATGACCAAGTAGATGATAGAATAGACGAAGCTCTACAATTCTATCAACATTACCATGCAGATGGTATTGAAAAAATGTTTTTAAAACATAAGGTTACAAACAGCGAACTTATATTTCAAGCAGTAACAACAGGAACATTTGTAGAAGGCGAAACAATAACTGGTGGAACATCAGGTGCAAAAGCAATAGTTAAAAAAGTACCAACTACTTCTACGCTTAGATATAATGTCTTAGTAGATTCAAACACTCCTTTTCAAGCTAGTGAAACTGTAACAGGTGAATCATCTGGAGCAACCGGAGTTATTTCATCCTCAGGTGGAATAGTTAAAGGCGATATGGAAAACGGTTATATACCTATTAATAGTCTTATTACACAGGTCGTACGTGTATTACCAATAAGAGATTCTGTTTCAACTAGCGATATGTTTGATATAAGATACCAAATTCATTTAAACGATTTATATAGTATGGGATTTATGGGTAGTTTAGCAGAGTATGTTATGAGTATGCAATACTTAGATATGCTTGATGCAGTAGTTGATTCGGACGATAAACCAATTAACTTTGATAGACATAAAAACCAATTAGATATTTTTATGAATTGGAACGATGAATTAGAAGTAGATGATTATATTGTAGTTGAATGCTATCGTATAATCGATCCAAATACATATACTGATGTATACAATGACTACTTCTTAAAAAAATACGCAACAGCATTAATAAAAAGGCAATGGGGAACAAACCTATTAAAATTCGAGGGGATGCAAATGCCTGGTGGAGTTACATTTAACGGAAGACAGCTTTTTGATGATGCAAATGAAGAAATTACAAGATTGGAAGAAGTAGCTCGATTAAATTGGGAACAGCCAGTCGATTTTTATACAGGATAAACCATGCCTAGAAACGTTTTCTTTTCTCAGGCAGTTAAATCAGAACAAAGTCTTTATGAAGATTTAATTGTTGAGAGTTTACAAATATATGGACAGGACATTTATTATGTTCCACGTACTCTTGTAAGCAGAGATAATATTCTTGGTGAAGATCCTGCATCTAAGTTTGATGATGCATATTTAATGGAAGCTTATTTAGAAAACATAGATGGGTTTGAAGGTGCTGGTGATCTCATGTCCAAGTTCGGATTAGAAATAAGAGACGAAGCAACCTTTGTTATATCAAGAAGAGTGTGGGAAAGATTAGTTGGTAAATTTTCTAGTAACGTAGTAGATCCTAGACCACAAGAAGGAGATGTTATTTTCCTTCCAATGACAAACTCTTTCTTTGAAATTAATTTTGTTGAAGATGATTCCCCATTTTATCAATTATCTAATTTACCAGTTTATAGAATGCAATGTTCATTATTCGAATATGCAGACGAAGACTTTGATACTGGTATAGATATAATAGATCAAAAGACTGGCCAAAGTGCATATCAAGTTTTCTTAGATGTAACAGTTTCAGGTGGTAATCATTTTGAAGTTGGTGAAACAGTTTCACAGATAGTTTCAACAGGTATAACAGTTAGTGGTGAAGTACAACAAAGAACAAAATCTTCAGATATTGCTGGTACGTATGGAATATCTAATATAGGAGTGACAGGGTCAGCAGGTGTTGCAAAAGACTTTATTGTTTCTAGTACAGCAGTACTTACAGGGGGAACAAATAGTTATACTGGTACAATTACTAAAGTATATGATGTTTCAGATAATACACAAACCTTTACTACAGATGGAGCGGCGGAGAATGTGGCGATTGAGTTAGAAGCAGATAGCTTTATAGACTTTACAGAATCAAACCCATTCGGTGATCCGTCAGATACTTACTAATGTTTGGAACTCACTTTTATCACGCAACAATGCGAAAATCAGTGGCCGTATTCGGTACGCTGTTTAATGATATATCTGTAATAAGAAAAAAGACAGATGGTACAGTTTTAAATCAAATAAGAGTTCCTTTAGCATACGGTCCAAAACAAAAATTCTTAGCACGTTTAGACCAAGAGACAGGTTTTGATGCGCCAATGGGTATTAAGCTTCCTCGTATGGCTTTTGAAATGACATCTTTAGAATTAGATACTAATATAAAAGGTAATAAGATGAATAAGATTGTTGAAGACCATGCGAGTGATGTAACTAAAAAGAAGACAATATCACATTATACATCTTACAATATTGGTATGCAATTAAATATATTAACTAAAAACCAAGATGATGGATTGCAAATCGTAGAACAAATATTACCTTACTTTCAGCCAGAATATACTGTCACAATTACTCCAGTAGATAGTTTTACACATAAACAAGATGTTCCAGTCGTGTTAACAGGGGTAAGTATAGATGATAATTATGAAGGTGATTTTACAGAAAGAAGAGTATTAACTTATACATTAGACTTTACAATGAAAATGAAATTCTATGGTCCAACAGCCGATCAAAAGATGATTAGATCAATTAACCTAGATTTCGAAAAACAAACACCAGCAGAATTTTATCAAGGTCTTAATTTCTCTGTTGGGGCAAGTGATACACCAAGCAGCTTTACAGTTACAACTACAAGAGATACAACACAAAACCCAACATCAGCTGGTAATACGTTTACATATGCAGTTTCAGTTCAATCAGTTTACGGTGCTGGAAATAAATATTTTATATTTGACCAACAGCAACCAACGTTACAATTTTCACAAGGAAATACTTACATACTTACTTATCCAGCAGCACATCCAGTTAACTTTTCAATCACAGCAAATGGAACACATGGTGGAGGTAGTGCTTATACCACAGGGGTTTCTAATCCAACTTCTACCTCAATACAAATAGTGGTTAATTCAAGTACACCATCGACGCTTTATTATTATTGTGCAAACCATAGTGCAATGGGTGGAACAATTAATGTTACTTAAGGTGAATATATTATGGACAAAAAAGAAAAATTACAAAAGTCACTAGAAAAAAACTTACCAGTCAGTGCTGACGCACAAGAAAGAAAAGATAAGAAAGACATAAAAGATGATTATGAATTTTCTAGACGAACTTATAGAGATTTAATTAACACAGGTGTAGGGAGTTTAGATACGCTCGCGGAACTCGCCCGCGAGAGCGAGCACCCACGCGCATTCGAAGTATTATCTAGAGCAATAAAAGATGTTGCAGATACTACTGAAAAACTTATGGCTTTACAAGATTCTAAAAAGAAATTAGCTAAAGAAGATGAAGAAGAAAAAAAAGCAAAAGCTATTACAAATAATAATTTGTTTGTTGGAAGTACAACAGAACTACAAAGAATGCTATTAGACCATGACAAAGATATAATTGATGCAGAAGATTAAGAACAATGAATTTGGTTATCTAGGAAATCCATCTGTTAAAAGAGATGGTGTAGAAACAGAATTTACAAAAGAAGAAATACAGGAATACAGAAAATGTATGAAAAATCCTGTATACTTTGCAAAGAAATATGTAAAGATTATTTCACTTGATGAAGGTTTAGTTCCATTTGAATTATATCCTTATCAAGAAAAAATGTTTAGGCATTTTAATAAGAATAGATTTAGTATAGTATTAGCTTGTCGACAAAGTGGAAAATCGATTTCGTCTGTGGTTTATCTTCTCTGGTACGCAGTATTTCATCCAGAGAAAACCATAGCTATCCTGGCTAACAAAGGGGCTGTTGCGAGAGAAATGTTAGCCAGGATAACCTTAGCATTAGAAAATTTACCGTTCTTTTTACAGCCAGGAACTAAAGCTTTAAATAAAGGTAGTATAGAGTTTAGTAATAATAGTAAGATTATAGCAGCGGCAACGTCCGGAAGTTCTATAAGGGGTTTATCTATTAATCTATTATTCTTAGATGAGTTTGCATTTATTGATGATGATGCAAGATTTTATACATCTACCTATCCGGTGGTTTCTGCAGGTAAAGATACCCAGATTATAATATGTTCTACTGCAAATGGAATAGGTAATGTATATCATAAGCTATGGGAAGGTGCTTCACAAAGTACAAATGAATTTAAGCCTTTCCGAATAGATTGGTGGGACGTACCAGGTAGAGATGAAAAGTGGAAAAATGAAACTGTAGCAAATACATCTGAATTACAGTTTGAACAAGAGTTTGGTAATACCTTCCATGGTAGAGGTAATACACTTATAAGTGCAAATCATTTATTAGCACAAAAAGCAAAAGAACCAATCGAAGTAAAAGAGAACACTTACATTTATAAAAACCCTATTGAAGGACATGATTATATAATGACAGTAGATGTTGCAAAAGGAAGAGGACAAGATTATAGTACATTTAATATAATCGATACAACAACTAATCCTTTTGAACAAGTCTGTGTATTTAGAGATAATAATATTGCACCATTAATTTTTCCAGATATTATTTTTAGATATGCAAGATCTTATAATGATGCTTATGTAATAGTAGAATCGAATGACCAAGGTGCTGTAGTTTGTAATGGTTTATATTATGACTTAGAGTATGAAAATATGTTTGTTGAGTCATCAGTTAAAGCTGCTGGAGTTGGTGCAACTATGACTCGAAGAGTAAAACGTATTGGATGTTCTACGATAAAAGACTTTATTGAACAAGGAAAACTTAAAATCGTAGACAATCAAACAATAATTGAAATGAGTACTTTTGTTTCAAAAGGTAAATCTTTTATGGCTATAGCACCGAACCATGATGACTTAATGATGAATTTAGTTTTGTTTTCATGGTTTGCAACAACAGATATATTTAGATCTTTAACAGATATTGACATGAAAGAAATGTTATATAAAGAAAGGTTAAAAGAAATACAAGATGATATGCTTCCTGTTGGTTTCTTAGGCGAGAA